CATTTTTTTGTGAGGACCACCGTGCTTCATATTCTTACGAGCAGAACCACCGTACATCATTTTCTTTTTTTTCTTTTTGTCCATTCCGTACATTATTTTTCTCCCTTAGATTCTTCATATTCGAATCTCATAGTATTGTGACCTACCATCTCAGAACATTTTTCTTCTTTCTGATGAATAGTTTCGTAATACATAATTTTTTCCATGTTATTCTCCTAAAAAGGAGGAGTCCGAAGACTCCCCCAATTATATTTAGTCTACTGTGTAGAAAGCAGATACTAAAGCTTCTGGTCTAAGGACCTTAGCTCCGTATACGTGCAATCCACGAACTATGTCACCAAACGAAGTTGGGTCTCTCAACACTTCAGTTGAGATAATAGTTTGTGCAGTTGCAGTAGAAGAAATGTGACCGGCAAGAATTTTACCAGTAGCTGTACTAGCAGCAGCAACATTATTAGATTTGTACATGTCAAATCCTCTTAGTTTACCACTAGATACAAGACCATTTCTTATAGAGCCTTGACCTGCGTTAAAGTCTACAGACAATAACTTAGAACCAGATTGTGCAAGTTCATTGTAGAATGAAGGTGGTGCAACGAACCATCTTCCTTCTTCAGGAACGCTTTGCTCATCTAGTAACTTAGCCATAAAAGACATCACATCTAACGGGTCAGTTCCAGTACCATCAGAACCTAAAAGGTCGATAGAGTTAGAACCACCTTGATGCTGACCCATAGTTTGAGTAGCAGCAGATGCATCAGCACCTAAAACGTGGTCAGGTGAAGATGTAGACACTCCAGAGAACATAGCAGCGATTACTGCAGCATCATAAGAATCTCTTAATGCGTAAGCTGCAGAAGAAGTTGCTACTTCTTTGAAGTTAACGTGTGACATGTTTGTTTCAATATCATCTACGATGAATTTAAACGCCTTAGCACTATCTACAACTAAAGTTAACTCTTGGTCAGTTAATTTAGTTTGAGTAGTGTCAGAACCTCTTGTGTAGTCCGATACGGAAATAACAGGTTCTTTAATAATCCTAACTGAGTCTCCGAAAGCAGAAATTTCACCAGCATAGTCGGTGTTAGTAATAGCTTCAACCACAGACGCTTTCCTAAAAAAGTTTAAAACCTTTTTGGAATATATCTTAGGTAGGAAAAAACTATTAGTTTGTCCACTTACGGAGTTTGCAAAGTTAGCATCAGTATCAGTTGAAGGTTCAAAAAATTGAGCCATAACAGTACTCCTTTGTGTTTATAGTTTTATTTAACGATTCTGCCTTGTTGCATGGCTTCGCTGATTTCAGCTTCGTGTTTATCAAACTCATCCATACTCATTGCAGCAATCTCCCTTTCAGACCATACCTTTTCGCTTTTAGGTTCTACACTTGTTGTTTTAGTAGATACCATATCAGCAGCAGATTTGGTCTTTTTAGAAGTTGTCTTTTTTGGAGCAGCTTCTATTCCTAAATCTTTTTTAAATAAATCTAATGCACGACTGGCTAAATCAGGGTTATCAGAGTTATTATAAATCCAATCTTGTATAGACTGGGGTTGCTCTTTTGCCCATGCATGAAAATCATCACTGTTTCTAATTTCATTAAAGTCAGGATGTTTTTCCATTAACCTTTCTTCTGCAGATTGTCTTAACATTTGAGCTTCACGTTCTTGGAGTTGACTAAGACGTTCTTCTAGAACTTTTGCCTTAGATTCACTTTGCATGTGAGCTACTGTTTCAACAACCTCAAAAACATCAGGATATTTTGTTTTAAACTCTTCAAGTTCTTCTTCAGTTTTAGGAGCTTGATAAGCTGGTCTATTACTAGCTGCTTCATTTAAAAGCTCTTGCTCTCTGACTTTAAACTCATTAAGTTTACTATCATAATGTTTTTTTAAGTCATCATAACGCTTTTTGTAGTCTGGTTTTTTATAAGGTTCATCCTTAGTAGTTTCCAGATTTTCTACTTCAACATTACCAGCTTGTTCTGCTTCGTTAACATCATCAGATTTAAATAATTTATTTTTTTCTGATGGGTCTTCAAAGTATAACTGCTCTGATGACTGAAAAGGTTTATCAGTACCTTCGTGCCAAGATTTTTTTAAATTATAAGGATTTGGCTGTTCCTCAGTTTTGACTTCTTCTGTCATTTTTATACTCCTACTCAGGGCTTCGTTTAACAAGGTAGCTGCGTGTGCACTTGCAGGGCTTGTCTTGTAAAGGTCGCCTTTCAGTTTAAATAAGATAAAGTGCCTGTAAACAGGGTAGCTTTATCACCTAGCTTCTAACATGTGGTCTTCCGGAAAGCATAGATTTTTTAATCTCGTCACCAACTAAGTCTTCTTCATCTTGCATTGCTGCTTGAGAATCAACTGTTTCTTTAGTAACTCGAATATCCTGCCTTACTGGTTCTTGTTGAACTGGCATAGCAGTATCTTCTTCTTCCATCATTCCACCATCTTGAGCCGTTTGCCTTTGGTCTGCTTGAGCTTCAGCTTGTTTCATTAGTGACATTAAATTGTCAGCTCCTAAAACATCTACTGACTTAGCAGTAAAGACAAACTCTCCATCCGATAACCTTGCAGGTATCGAATCAGAGACTTCCGTGCCCGGACCTTCAACAGGTCCAGAGCCTGAAAATTCCATTGCAACTTCCATAACTTTATCAAACAACATACTAAGTTGTGGATTTGCTTGTAATTCTTGCATAAGCATTGCTTCTTCATCATCACTTAATGCTTCATCTATTAAAAAGTCTACATAGTTTTCTTCCATTTGTTCATCTGGAGCTTGTGCTTTTTCAATAGCTTTTTGTTCCTCTGTTTTTTCTTCTGGCATCATATCTGCCATTTGATTATCTAACGCAGGTAGTTCTTCTCTTTGCATCATAGAATCCATTTGTTCATCCATCATCATGCCACCTACTTGCTTTGCTTCTCTTTCTTCTCTTAATATTGCAAAGTCTTCATCAGTAATATCGCCATCATTATTTTTATCTAATTCTTTTTGACCACCAACTAATTTACCACCATCTTGTTTTTTATCTCTAGGTTTTAAATTATGTTTAACTTTTTCAGAATCTAAAATTTTAATTAAAGAATTTAATAAATCATCTTCTTTCATTTGAGCTTCTGGAGCATATTTTTTATTAATTTTTCTTGATTCTTTTAATATATCTTGTGGATTAAATTCTGGATTATTTTTAATATAGTCAACTGCTTCAGTTTGAAATTCATTTATAACCTTTCTATTATCTTCAGTTAAAGAAAACTCAGTATCAAAATAGTCTTGGTCAAGCATTCCCGGTCCTACAATATCTTTTTTAGTTATCATTGGTTCATCTAATGGTTCTGTTTTAAATATTATTGGTTCTACACCTGAAGTAGATAATTTTGGTCTGGGTATTTTTTTAGGTATTTCATCTATTTTAGTTTTATTTTTTTTTGAAATAAACATTTCTGCTATTTTTTTAATGTCATTTGCTATTTTTTTACTTTCTTTTAAATCACGTTCTGACATACTTATTCCTCTATTCTATTCAGAGCCTCCTTGACCTGTTGGGGCAGAGCCTCTAAGTGTACCAGAGAAGCTATCTTCC